TGACGGACACCGCCAGCCTCGTGAACCATCCGGCGATCGTGCAGCTCCGCGCGATGAACGGCTCCGGCTCCAGCGTCGTGCAGGTGCCCGTCGTGTCGTGGGGCGCCGACGCCATGGCGGCGGTCGCTGAGAACGCTTCGGTGTCCAACACCTCGCTCACCAGCACCAACGCGAACGTCACGATCGCTCGTCAGGCGCTCCGCCGCCAGATCAGCGACCTCGCGCAGCTGACCGCGACCGGCATCCCGATGGACGTGACGGTTGACAACCTCGCGTCCGACATGGTGCTGGCGTACAACAAGCGCGTCACGACCATGCTTACCGCGCTGTCCTCCGGGTTCTCCACCTCGGTCGGCTCGACGGGCGTGGACCTCTCGGTGAGCGTCTTTTACAACGCTATCTTCGCCCTCCAGCTCCAGGCGAACGACGGCCAGTTCGTCGCGGTCCTCCACAACCAGCAGATCAACGATCTGATGAGCTCGCTTCGCTCCGAGACCGGCCCCGGCCAGTACCTCCAGACCTCTCAGTCTGGGGTCGAAGCAAAGCCCCCAGGTCTGAAGGGAACCCTGTTCGGCGTCGATCTCTTCGGCTCCAACACCGTCCCCACCGCGAACGCCGGCGCCGACTACCTCGGCATGATGTTCACGCGCGGCGCGATCGGCGTTGCGACGGGCACCGCCGCTCCGGTGATCGGCTCCACCACGACCGTGCCGCAGAGCCCGATCGTTGTCGAGTTTGAGCGTGACGCGTCGAACGGCTCCACGATCATCGTCGGCTCCGCCTTCGTCGGCGTGGCCGAGCTCGATGACCTGCGCGGCGTCGGCGTCCTGTCCGACTTCTAAGTCGAGCAGTACAAGCGCCCGTCTCGGTGGTTAGTCTACCGGGGCGGGCGCTTCTGCGTTCGCCTCACGAAGAAGGAGACAAGATGGCAGCGACTTTCGGCACCAGCGGGACCGGCAACTTCGCCGCGCAGCCCGCCTCTCGACCGCAGGCAATGAAGGAGCTCGTGCGCCTCGAGCCGCGTCCGGCATGGTGGTACATCCACCATCCTGCGCGGTGGACGTTCCGCGAGGGCGAGTGGGTGCCGTGGCTGTCGGTGCTGGCTGCTGACCCGGGCGTGTCCAACGTGGACAAGGACGGCAGCACGGACGCCGCCGAGGTGGCGAAGCGCCGCCGGGGATGGACCGTGATCCCGTGGGAGGCCGAGGCGGGCGGGTACTGCGTGGCCTACGATGGCGTGGCCGGTCTGGTCCACCTGTCGAAGTGGGAGATTCCTAAGGTCGTGGCGGGACAGACCCGAATTCAGTCCGACGAGGAGGGCTATTGGGCGTTCTGCAAGTCTCTCGTCGGGACGTACATCGACCTGCCAGATCCTGACTTCATCGGCGTGCAGATCGAGCGCCAGCAGAAGAAGGTGGATGAGTGGCGAGAGAAGGCGCCGAGCTCTCCGTTCCACCGCGATGCGCTCGCCGTCGAAGAGGCGCTGCTCGAGTCGATGATCTCCGCGAAGGAGCGCCTCTACAATCCTCCTGCTCCGGGTGAGGAGCCCGAGCCCGCGCCGAAGCCGAAGGTGCGTCGAGGCCGCGCATGAGCGGCGAGCGCGCAGGCTACCGCGAGGCGATGGAGCGCATGGCGCGTCAGCTGCGAGACGGCGGCATGCCCGCCGACAAGGCGCGGCAGACGGCGCAGGATGCGGCGAAGCGTCAGGATCAGCGGGAACGCGATAAGGGCCGGTAAGCACGGAGGTCGGGATGTCGCTCGCGGAGACTGTCTACACTGCGCGGTTCCGCTCGACGGAGACGATCGAGCGTGGACGCACGCAGGTACTGACCTGCCCGACTTCCCGTGCCGGCGCGACGGCTACCCCGACTGCCGGCACGTTCTCGCTCTACCGTCCCGATGGATCGGCGCTGGTGTCTGCACAGGCGGTGACCATCCCGCCGGCCTCGGTGGCGCAGTACACGCTCTCGGGCGCTACGACGAGCGCGGAGGCGCTCGGAGAGGGCTGGTTGTGTGAGTGGTCTTTGACCATGCCTGACGGGGTGTCCCACACCTTCCGCAACGACGCCGCGCTCTGCCGCAGAACCCTCTATGTATGCATCAGTCAAGACGACCTGACGATGAGGCACTCGGACCTTCCGGCGCTGCTCGGAGCCGCGACCTCGTACCAGCCGTACATCGACGAGGCTTTCTTCAGCATTTGCAGCCGCCTCGTAGCAGCGGGGCGTAGACCGTACCTCGTGATCCAGCCGAGCGCGCTTCGGGACTGCATGCTGCATCTGGCATTGCATCTAATTTTCCTCGATTATTCCACAAGCGCCGGGGATGGCGGGCGGTGGCAGGCGTTGGCCGAGCATTACCGCGTGCAGTACGAGGCGGCGTGGGGACAACTCCGCTTCACGTACGATGAAGCCGACGAGAACACGGTCGATCCGAGCAAGAAGAAGTCTGCGTCAAGCCAAATTTGGACCAACGGACGCGGATACTCTGCTACGGCATGGTGGCGCTGATGGCGGCTAAGACGATCCGGCAGCTGCGCGAGGACGTGACGACGCGCCTCCTCACGCTGACGGGGTGGAAGGAGAGTCGGGTAGCTCCCGACAACTTCGGGCGAGACGCTGATAGCATCGCCCATAAGGCATTCTCGGTCGCGCCCACGGAGACGACGGACCTCCGGCAGTACCGAGGGCGGCCCGCTGAGGGCACGCTGGTCGAGACTGCGCTCGAGGTGCGGTACTCGTGGCGCCTCGCGCCGAAGTCGATGAGCGACACCTACGACGACGCCCTCGATGGAGAGCAGGCGCTCGTGAACAAGCTCATGGCCTACGATGCGACGTGGCCGCTGTCCTACAAGTTCCAGCTCGTGAGCCTGACTCGCACGACGAATGACGCCGGGGAGTGGGTACAGGGCACTATCAGCTTCCGAGTCGTGCAGACCCTCCCGCTTCAATGATATGATCCTGCTCCAGTGAGGTAGACCATGCCCATTTCGTCCATCGTCAAGAACTTCCGCGACGGCACGATCACGCTCGCCTCTGGCGGTGGATCTCCGATCACGCTGACGGTTCAGTACGAGAACGGCGACTTCTCGCTGACTGGTGCGAATAGCGGCGCTGGATCCTACGAGATCACGAAGTATCTCGATCGCGGGGATCTGGGCAGTCTGCGTCGCACAGTGCGGTCGTTCCCTACCGGGTCGTTCTCGGCGCATCTCACGGATCTGAGCGATGCCACCCAGAACACGCTCTGGGACGCTGTAAACCAGACCGGATCCTTCTCTGCTGCCGTGTCCACGCTCGGGGCGAATGCGGACGTATACACGCTCACCATCACCTTGAGCATCGAGGGCACGACGATGGGGGAGGCGGCAGACCATACGCTCGTCATGAACAACTGCCGTTGTTCCATTGATCTCTCCGAGGGCGACCCCGACTCCTTCTCCCTGTCGTTCGAAGTTCTGGGCGCCATCACGGCGACTTGATCGCGCTGTGATCGAGGATGCCCGTCGTGCTACGGTACGGCGGGCGCTTCGTTTTTGCGCCAAGGAGAAGGACAATGGACGTACAGATCAAGGGACGCACGATCACGCTGGCAGCGCCAGCCTCGCACGCCGCACGGACAAAGGCGCTCGTGGCGCTGGCTCAAGACGGATGGATCGGTCTGGGCGCGGCGCTGGGCGTGTGCTGGGCGGGTCGCCCCGGCCTCAAGGCTACGCTCGCAGGCTGCAAGTGGGACGGGCTGGCCTATGGCGCTGCTGTGCGCGACGAGCTCCACGCCGCAGGTGTACCGGAGTCCGAGGTCAGCGATGCCGCGACGAAGGCGGTGCAGCTGCTCGTGGACTCCTACCCGCGCGAGGAGGCGGTGCAGGCACACGCGGATTTTTCCGAGGGCCGGACGGAGGGCTCGACGCCGTAGCGCTCGAGATCGGCCTCACGTACTGCGGAGATCCTGGCGCCTTCTACAGCTGGAGCGTGGACCAGCAGGAGCGCGTGCTGGGCTGGTGGCGCGCGAAGCACACGCCGCCGAAGCCGAAGCGAGGCCGAATGGCGCCGCGCGAGGGTGATACAGTGAGCACGTCAGGCGCCGCCTTCTGGGGCCTCGGAGGTTGAGTGCCGGGTACACGCCGATACGTGAAGGAGCGCGCGAGTGTCGAGATCAGCGGCGATCTCGACGCCGCCATCCAGCGCCTCGTGCGTGACGTGGCGGGCGATGTCGTGGATGCCGTGGAGAGCATCGTCTCCACGACCGCCGAGGAGACGCGAGACAAGTGGTACACGCTCGTGTCCAAGCGCAGCGGCAGATCAGGAGAGGGCACGGACTACCGACTCGAGATCAAGGGTGACGTGATCCGAGGTGTCGTCTTCAACGACGCGAAGCAGTTCGCAAAGCGCTCCACCAACGTCGATTTTCAAGGGAACCTACTCCCCGGCGAGACGAAGAAGAGCGACACGCAGCGAGCGACCGAGGAGTACTACGCGTACTTTGTACACACGCCCTCGCCTTTGTCCCTGTCTGTCCGCGCGGTACCGCTGGCAGAGTACCGAGAGCTCATGCGCTACTTCCGGCGCACCGGGGCGCTCCCGCCTAACTACGTCGCTCGCGCCTACCGCGATCGCCTCGGGCGTCGGCGGCCTGTCGGCGTCGGTAAGATCGTGAACAACCCGAAGGCGGGCGACGGAAAGCGCGTGTGGCAGACTCTTGTCGTGCAGGGCCACAAGGCGATCGTGAAGGATCAAGCGCTCGCGCTGGATAGAGCGCTGACCGCGACCGGCAAGAAGCTGGCAAAGGGGTAGATCATGGCGACCGCAGAGCTAACCGTCACAGCGAACCTCGCCGGCCTGCGTCAGCAGCTGGAGACCATCCCGGGCATCACCGCCGAGCAGGCGAAGCTCATGGTGGCCGAGCTCAACAAAAGCCTCAAAGCGTCCGAGACGGCGGCGAAGCGAGCAGCTGGCGAAACAAAGCGCGCGATGCAGGACACGCAGCGCGCCGCCGAGAAGGCATCGGCTGCGACCGCCGACGTAGGCGACAAGTTCGGCAAGGTCGGGAGCTCGGCCGGCAAGGTCGCGGGCGTGCTCGATCTCCTCGTGCCCGGCCTCGGCGGCGCTGCTCGCGGTGTCGCTGACGTAGCGGACGGAATGGAGGTGGCCGCGCAGGGCGGCGACAAGCTGGCGATCGGCCTCGGCGTCGTAGGCGCCGCAATGGGCGCAGTAGCGCTCGCAACGCAGTACTACGCTGAGCAGCTGGCAGCGGTCGAGGCAGTGAATGCGAAGGCGGCGCAGGCGGCTACTGAAGCGGTCGCGCGCACAAAGGCGCTCAAGGATGTCGAGGAGGAGCTCGCCCTCCAGACGGCGATCGCCACTGGCGCGATCACTGAGGAGGAGGGCGCGATCATCTCGCGCACGGCTGCGGTGCGTAGCGCGTATGACGCGCAGCGCCAGTACCTCGAGGCGCAGGTAGCGACCACGAAGGCGGCGCTAAGCGCCGACGGCGCAACCACTGACGCATACGGGACGTACCTTGATGCCGAGAAGGCGCTCGCGGCGTTCACCGAGCGCGAAGGCGAGGCGGTCGCGCGCGCGCAGGAGCTGGAGCAGGCAAAGATCCGAGAGGCCTCGGCACAGCGCGCCAGCGCGCGCGCGCGCGAGAAGGCGGCAGAGGCCGCGAAGCGCCTGGCAGAAGAAGAGGCGAAGTTCGAGGCCGCGAGCGCAGCACGCTCGGACCTCGGCAAGCTGACGCTCGACTACGCGGCCGGCCTCGAGAAGCTGACCGCCGCGCAGGCTGTCGGTCTGACCGAGGAGCAGAAGGCGATCGCAGCCGGCAAGGAGCGCCTCGCGCAGCTGGACGACCTCGCCCTCCGCACGCGCTACTTGGCGCTCAGCACGGAGGAGGAGGCGCGTGTCGATGCCGAGGCGGCGCAGGCGCGTGTAGCGATCCGGCAGGACGTGCAGGCGCAGATCGACGCGATCGAGGCCGCCGCCGCCGAGAAGCGTCAAGCGATCCGAGACGAGGATCTCGCAGCTGAGACTGCCGCAGCCGAGGAGCGCGCCACGCTACTGACGGATGCGCTCGGTCAGGGCTTCGACACGGTGCGCGGGCTTCTCGAGGAGGGCGCCGCAGCGAGCGCCGATAAGGTGGCCGCGCTCCAGCAGCAGCTCGAGCAGGGCGCGGAGAGCCTGTCGCAAGCCGAGCGCGAAGCGCTCAAGGACCGCGTGGAGGCGCAGCGCGCCGCAGCGATCCGAGCGTTTGAGGTGGCGAAGGCGGGCAAGCTGGCCGAGGCGATCATCAACACGGCTACGGCGGTGACCGCAAACCTCGCCAATCCGGTAGCCGCTGGCATTGTGGCCGCGATCGGTGCGGCGCAGGTGGCGACGATCAGCGCCGAGCAGCCTGCATTCCACAGCGGCGGCATGGTGGGCGGGCCGGATCAGGTAGGCGCTCGCCTCGTAGCAGGCGAGGGCGTGCTGTCCCGTCAGGGCGTGTCGAGCATCGGAGGACCGGAGGCCGTGCGCGCCGCGAACGCTGGCGTGTCGCAGGCGCCTGTCGTCGTGGCAGTCAACCAGTACAGGCACGAGGTCTTCCGTCCGTTTATTCGTGATCACCTGAGACTCGGGGGCGGGCTTGCCGACGCGATAAGGGGTCAGCGCACGATCGGAATGAGGGAGGCTCTGTAGCATGGCCACCGCAATCACCCGCTCCTACCTGCGCGGCCTCCTGCTGCCAGATCCGCGTCTCACCTACGACGCGTACTCGTCTACGCTGAGCACTGCCACGCAGGCGGGTCCAGTGCCCGGAGAGGCTGTCGCAGCACAAGATACCTACGCCACGCTCGCGGCTGTCGGCACGCAGAGCGCAGGCGGCAGTCTACAGGTGCAGGCGATCCGCGCCGGCATGCCGGGGCTCGATAGCGCCGGCATCACCTGGCGCAACACGGGCGACCCGCTCTACCGAGGGCTCGATGTACCGGCGATCGTCAGCGGCTTCGGCAACGTCGCCTATACGACAACGGCGGGCCTGTACCGAGATGCCTACGTGTTCGCGGCTTCGACCGATACCCTCCTCGTCGTGTACGAAAACACGGTGCAGGGCAGCGTCCGATGCTCGTACCGCACTGATACCGCATCGACGTGGACCGATGTGCAGGTGTTCAGCCACTTTGGCGTGACGGGTAGTGTCTACACTACGGGCGCCCGAGCATGTGGCCTCGAGCTCCCGAGCGGGCGCCTGCTGGTGTTCTACGCGGTCGAGGACGCGAGCGCCTCGACGGTCAACGTGGGCATGTCCTACAGCGACACTGATGGCGCGACGTGGACGCGCGGACAGACCGGGTGCCTTGAGGCTGCGATTAGCACGACGAGCCAGAGCATCCGGCGCATGCGCGCCGCGTACCTCGCCGGGCAGATCGTGCTGATGGTCGATGTCGTGGACACGAGCACCGCCTACTCGCAGCGGATGGCGCAGTACGCGAGCGCGGACCTCGGTGCGTCCTTCCAGCTCGTTGATCAGTACAGCGGCGCGGACCTGGACAATCACGGCGGGTTCCCCGACGTGGCAGCACAGGGTGACGTGTACGTGCTGACGTACATCCGGCGCGAGAACCACGCGACCTATGGGCTCCTCAACAGGCCGTGGAGTCGCACGCTGGCGAACGCATACGCGAAGTTCTCGGCAGCGGTCGAGGCGCGCATGCAGGACGCTTCCAATCCGATGTCATGGGCGACGGGCACGACGACGTGGGCCGACGCAGACATGGCGCTGTGTGCTGCGGAGGGCGGGCGCCTCTACGCTGTCGGGCGCGATGCCGTGGCAGGTGGCCTCGATGCGCTCGCGGTGCGCTCGACGGATGACGTGGGCGCGACATGGTACGGGCTTGGGTCGAGCTCGCACCCGACAACGAAGGCGATGCTCTGGCGCGGCGAGAGCGTGGCAGTCCACCCGCGCTATCTGTCGGCAGCGTGGCAGCGTGGCCGGATGATCGTGGCGCACCAGCACAACAGCGTGACGGCGCTCGCGGAGTCCTCGATCTCGATCATGGCCGCAGGCGGGTGGGCAACGGTCAACCTGCCGTCTCTGTCCGGCGCTCCGACGCACGCGCGTCAGGTGGCGTGGGAGCGGACGTGGCTCCCCTACGATCTGCCGCAGACAATGGACGCAGTGAGCTGGGCCTTCACAAGCACGGGCGCCCCTACTGTCGCCTTCGACACCGCCGGGATGAATGTCACGGGTGGCGTAGGCGACTCCGCGACGTGGACAGGATCGCCCACGGGCACGCTCCAGCAGGGCGTGATCGCGGAAGGCTGGGTGGATGTCAACAACGGGCAGAGTACGATCCGCGTCCGTGCGGGTGTGGGCGGTCCTGCGTCGTTTGAAGCCTCGGTCGTTGCGACGCCGACGACGATCTCGCTCCTCGACGTGACAGGTGCCGTCACGATCGCGACGGTCAACACCGCCGCCGCCGCCTCGGGCGTGTGGCTGCGGATCGCGGTCGGGCGTGTGGCGACCTCGGGCACGGGTCAGTGTGTCGCCTGGTACGCGTTGGGAGCTCGAGGCGATGCCGAGGATCGCGCGTGGGTGCAGGTAGGCGCATCGACTGCGCTGGTGCAGGGCGCGTCTACGACGCACCGCGTGCAGTTCACCTCGGGCGTCGGCGCGGGCGTCATCGTCAACAGCGTGTGGCGATGGATGTCCTACGTGTCGGGCGCCTACGCTGGCACGGCGCAAACCGGGATCTACAATGTGCCCGCGAACCCGGGCGACCTCTTGGCGCGTGACCTCGCTGCTGAGCCTGTCTACGTCGCGGGCGGCGTCAGCGTGTACGGCACGGATGGACCAGCCTACCGCTCGGACGCTTGGACGATCGACGCGGCCTATCGCTACCCGATCCGCGCAATCCATGCCGAGGAGGAGCCAAGTCCTCGTCGGGCGTGGCGCTCCACGACGACGGCGAGCGAGCAAATCATCGCGTGGGAGCTGGACGGGACGCTGACGAGTCCGTTCCTGGGCCCGGCGCGCGTGCTGTACCTCGGCGGGATCAACTTCCGTACGGCGTATTGGGAGGGCCGAGACGGCGCGAGCGTGTGGCAGTCAATCGCCACCATCGACGCCGCGAATGGGCAGACGGGCCTCGGCTTTGTCCTCGATCACAACATCGTCACCGCTGCTACGCCGTTCGGCGGGGGGTACATCGATCGCACGATCACGGCGAACGAGCTTGCCGGCGCCTACTGGTCCTCTTCGGGAGGTACGCGCGTGCGACCGATCGCCGTCAACACTCCGGGGGTCTGGCCCAGCTTGACGACGGGGGACGGTACGAAGGTTCGCATGACCATCACTCCGCAGGCGGGCGACCCAACGAACGGCAACGACGGCGCGATCATCATGCCGAGCGTGACCGTCATCGCTGCGGAGAGCGCGAGCCCGAGCACGGAGTACAACGCATACCGTCTCCGCATCCCTGCCCAGACGACGAGCGAGGGCTATTTCGCGATCGGCGTGTGCGTCATGGGCTACTTCCACGTATTCGGAACGCAGTACAGCGCGAACCGATCGCAGAGCATGTCACCCGCCTACGAGCTCGTGGAGGGCCGTGGCGGTGCTCGCCGGGCTACCCGCCTCGGTCCTGCGCGTCGGGCGGTAGAGGTGTCGTGGGATGAGGGCGTCGACGCGAAGCAGATCGCAGGCAACGACGCCAACTACGTGCGCCTCCACGCGAGCGGGCCGGGTATCGCCTCGGTCGCTGACGTGGCGCCCTCGATGCTGGGCGTGCTGGAGCAGCTGGACGGCGCAGTGACGCCGATCGTGTACCTGCCGCGAGTCGTCCCGATGACAGGCGGCACGACGGTACGGACCATCGTAGAGCCTCCGCTGATGCTGTACGGGCGCATCCGTAGCGAGTCGCTACAGGTGGATACCGTGCAGGGTGACGAGTACGACACGACGACGGGCGAGGTCTACCGCTTGGCGCGCGTGCGGATCGAAGAGGAGCTGTGAGCGTGGATATCTACTGGCTCCTTGACCTTGAGTTTGCCGGGCATGTGCTGCGCTTGAGCACGACCGATCTCGACGTGTCGAGCGATGACGGCGTGCTTCACTACGATGGCGGGCTCGCGGAGGTCGCGCTGTCGGAGGCCGTGGAGATCCTCGATAGCCAGCTGACCGAGGCGAGCGTTTCGATCTCGGCGGTCCTGCCCGTGGACGTGCCGACGCTGATCGCGCGCGGTCATCGCCTCGAGGGCGCTACGGGCACGCTCGCGCTCTGGCGGGAGGGACAGACCTACGAGCAGCGCCGCGTGCGCCTGATCGGACGCGTGCAAGATCCCGAGTACGGCAGTCGCTACGAGCCGATCGACTTCACGCTCGCGGACGAGGTGTGGCAGACGGACATCGAGACGCCGCCGCTTGGCCTCGAGGTGACGGGTGCTACGTGGCCGGACAGCCTGCAGGACACGTACTTCGCGGGCTGGGCCGTAAAGCCTGACCTGTTCAGCTCGCTGCTAAGCGAGGATCTGAACCTGCCATACCCTGTCGTCTTCGGGAAGCCGGGGCGCACGTCAGGGCTGAGCGATCCTGCGTGGGAGGGATCCATCGCCGTCCACATCTCGCGCGATCGTGGGAGCGTCGGCGTGGCGGCTACACCCGGTCCTGCGATCGTCATCGCCGGGCACCGCGTCAACGCCGAGAGCGTGTACCTGTACACAGAGTCCATCAGCAACGCGACGTGGAACTTCCACAAGAGCGGTTTCCCGTTCGGCTTCCCGAGCGACAACGGCTTCCTTGTGGAGCACTGGACGGACGCGCGCGGGAACGTCGTGGCGGTCGTGCCTGGAGTGTCGCGCGGAGACACGACAGGAGCGGCGTCGGCGCTGGTAAACGGCGTGTCGGTGTGCACGCTCGGCAGCGACTACATGAACAGCGAGCTCGGAGACGACTCCTACCGAGACTATGACGACGGCAATGGAAGCAAGGTCTACGTCCCGATTTACGTGGGATGGTACGACCGCACGCGCTCGGATGAGGGCGGCGGTCTGATCGGTGACGACGGCGAGCTCGTGCGCGGCGCGGGTGACGTGCTGACGTACCTGCTGCGTCAGACGGGCATGCAGGTAGACGTAGGGCGCTGCGCCGCTGCTGCCAGCCTGCTCAACGACTTCAAGATCGACTGCGCGATCGACGCGCGCGTGAACATCTGGGAATGGCTCTCGGCCAACCTCCTGCCGATCCTGCCGTGCTCGATCGCCACCGGACCCGAGGGCCTCTACCCGGTCGTGTGGCGATACGACGCGACGGCGCGGGATGCACGCTGGGAGATCGACGTAGACGCGGATCCAACGATCTCGCGGGCGGGACGCGTGAAGATCGACTCGAGCAAGGTCGCCAACAAGTTCCGGATCGACTTCTGTCGCAACCGCCGTACCGACGAGCCGATGCAGTACCGAGGACTCGACGCGACCTACGATGCCGACGAGCCCAGCGTCCGAGGCTCGTACCTGTGTGCGGTGTCGCAGGCGCGCTACCGGACGACGCGCGACTCTGGTATCCGTGAGCAGCAGATCGACACGTCGATCGTGTGGGATGTGGCGACCGCAGACGCGATCCTCGCGGTACAGGCGCGGGCCTATGCCTTGGCACGCCGCACGGTGTCGTATGTCGTGGGTGGCGAGCGCTGGGATGCGATCGAGCGCGGCGACATCGTGACGGTCACGGACTCGGAGATCGGCCTCGACGCACAGGTGGCGATGGTCCGAGAGGTCCAGTGGGATAGCTCTGGCAGCGTCGGCCTGAGCCTGCTGATCATCGAGGATCCCGCCCGCGATATACGGTCCGCGTAATGCCAGCAGCGCGCCGCCCACTCCTCCCGCCGAAAGCCAACATGAACGCTCGCGTCGGCGTGCGGGTCAACGCGGCAGGCGGCGGTACGACCGAGTACCTACGCCGGGCTGTGCGGTTCCTGGCGGGGAGCGGGATCACGCTGGCTCTCGTGGACGACAGCGCCAACGAAGAGGCCGAGCTGACGATCACGAGCACAGGCGGCGGCGGGTCGGCGCCGACGACGCAGGTAATGTCTTACCGGCTGTTCACGGCCGGCGTAGGCGCCGCGTCCACACGATCGCCGTAGACCCGACGACGACGGCAGCGACCGTCAATCTGCCGGCTGCGTCCACGGTCACCGGGCAGCTGTTCGTCGTGAAGCACGTCAATAGCAGCGCCAACACGGTGACGATCGACGCGAGCGGCAGCGAGACGATCGACGGTAATCTCACGCTGCTCCTCACGGCGTACAACTCCGCGACAGTGCAGAGTACTGGCTCTGCGTGGGTGATCCTATGAGCTACCTCGTACCTCCGACGACGACGGCAGCACGCGCGCCGCTCGTCACTGACGACGCAGGCGACGGCTACCGGATCGGCTGGATCTGGGTCGATACTGCCGCTCGTGCTGTGTACATGCTCGCGGACGCGGCGGTAGGCGCTGCCGTGTGGCGCCATGTCGGCGCCGCGCTGCTTCTCTCCTACGCCAGCACTGCTACCGACATCGACTACCAAAAGGCCGGCGCTGTCGCAGCGTTCGCGCCTGCCGACTTCCGGGTGAACTGACCATGCCAAACCCAACGCTCAACTGGCGCTATGTCGGAGTGCAGACCTTCACGGCGGGATCTTTGCCGGGCACGCTCGACGCGCTGTACACGCTCGGCATCGCGACGACGTATGCAGACGGATCCGCGCGTGCGCCTGGTACGGGTAGCGCGTGGACGTGGGCGCGTGAGCAGACGAGCGGCACGACGGTCGCCGTCTACGGCAACCCGCCGACGAACGCGCTCGGCATGCGCTACATCCTCGCCGGATCGACCTCGGCGGTCGCGTATACGGTGCTGACGCCAGACACCGCGACGGCTACCGGGCAGCTCGTCGGCGCCATGCAGAAGGGCGCGGGGGCGTTCACGACGTGGGGCTCCGCTACGCCGTTCACGAACGGCGGTTTCAGCGGCTACTGGCGAGCCGCACGCCCACACGCGACGGTCGCATACGACAGCATCTCTCTATGGGAGTCGCAAGAGGGCTGCATGGTGCAGCTGGCGCAGGCGAGCACGGGCAGCACGTCGATCAACGGGTTCGGCGCGCTGTTCGACCCGGTCGGCAGCACGGCCAATCAGGCCGAGAGCGACGGGCGCCTCTACAGCATGTTCACCGCCGGGTCGCTGAGCGTGACGAGCACTACGATTTTCAACACTGCCGGCGATGGGTCATCGTTCGGCCAGCACGTCGCGACGGTCAATGGATCACACGCCGGCTTCTTCACACCGGGCGCGAACACGATCCGCACGAGCTTGCGGTTCGGGGCGTTCACTCCGTCGAGCACGCTCACGACCGCCGATAGCGAGCCGGTCGGGATCCCGCTGGCGATCACGGATCTGGTCACGGGCAACTTTCGCGGCGCCTCGCGTCAGTGGTACGTGACCAAGGACCAGTTTTCCCGCGTGACCGTCATCGTGGCGCCCAACACGATCGGCTACACGGTCGCAGCGACGACGAACACGACGGCAGGCGATGCCGTTATGGTGAGGTACTGACATGCTCGACTACTTGAGTGCGGTGTGCGCCGCGAACCCTGACATTGCCACGCTCATGGTGCCGCAGCGCGTACACGACGAGGCGGGCGTGGACATCGTAGACGGTCGCGCGCTTGTCGTCTGGACAGAGGAGTACTGCGAGGGACTACGGGTGGACGGTAGCCTCGTCGTGCGCTTCTTCGCATAGGGCGCCGCGTGCTATAACGGCGCGAGAGGTGGCCATGACAGACGGCGACTCCAGCGCTCTCGCGTCATTGTTTGCGCAACACATGAAGCAGACCTCGATCGACCGCCGCGAGCAGACTGCCGAGTTTACGCGCGGGCTGGATGGCCTCCGCAGCGACATCCGCATCCTCGGCGCCCTCGCCCTCCTCGGCATCCTGGCGCTCGCCGGGATCCAAGTGACTACTGATCACGTCACCTTTACGCCGCCCGTGGCGCAGGCGGCAGAATGAGCGACGTGTCCAAACACTTCTCGTGGGCTGAGCTGACCCGCACGGGCTCGACCGAGCTCCAGCAGATCAACCGGCACGAGGCCGAGCAGTGTCGTGCGGCGCTGACGGCGCTCGCTACGACGATCCTCGAGCCGATCCGCGCGAAGTTCGGCCCGTTGAAAGTGAATAGTGCCTTCAGGGGGCCGAGCGTGAACGCGAAGGTCGGCGGCAGTAAGACCTCGCAGCATCTACGCGGCGAAGCTGCTGACATCGTGGCGCCCTCGGTCACCGTCGAGGAGCTCCACCGCTGGATCATCGAGGAGTCGGGCCTGCCATATGGGCAGTGCATCCTGGAGAAGACTTCACCCGCGCGTCCGTTCTCGTGGGTGCATGTTTCGCTCGGGGAGCCGTGGCGCAAGGATACACTGTGTCGGCAGGCGCTCGTCTACGACGGCGCTGGTCACTACACGACGTGGGAGGCAAAATGAAGATCGACGCTGCCGAAGCTGCCGAGATCGCCGTGGAAGCGGCGCAGCTGATCGCTCATCTACAGGGCGCGCTTCGCAAGGACGACGATGGCGTCGTGCGCCTTGATCCGGTCGAAGGGCGTAAGCTGGTGAAGCACCTGCTCAGCCTCACCAAGTCGATCTCCTTCGCCCTCCTCGACTGAGGTAGACCATGCCAACCCCGATCTATCGCATCATCACGTCGGCCTCGGGCACGCTATCCAGCGCAGGCAGCAGCACGAAGGCGACGATCTCTCTGGGCGACTCGTTGAAGGTCGTGCGCCTCTACCGAGTCAAGGTGCTTCGGACGGCAGGGACGGCGACGACGTTCACCCCGCGTATCTACTCGGCCTCGGGTGGCACGGCAGGCGCGATCACGCAGGAGTTCGCAGGCAGCACGACGGCGATCGCGGACCTGTGCGACGTGGCGCTCGACGGCGTGTACTGCACGACGGACGCAGCAGGCGCGATCTATCTTGAGCCTGGACCCACGGGCGTGAGCACGGACAACGTGTTCTCATATCAGATCGTCTATGAGGTGCTCGCATGACCACACAGGCGAAGCCGACATCCACGCGGCAGGCTGGCGGCGCTACGATCACCGGGGTCTATGGCAACGGCGGCGATGGCGTCCTCTCGGTTGTCGGCACTTACACGCAGACGACGGAGCGCCACTGGCAGACGCTGACGATCCCGAGCGGCGGCATCTACAAGCCGAGCGGACATCGCACGATGGTTCGCGGCACCTGCACGATCGACGCGGGCGGCTCGTTCAACGACGACGGCAACAGCGGCGCCTCGGGCGGCGCTGCCATCGCGGCGCGTCAGTGGCTCGGTGGAGCGGCGGGCGCGGGTGGCACCTCGCGCAACACGACGGGCAGCGGCAACCCGGGCGGGGGCTCGGGTGGCGGCAGCTCGCCTAACGATACCGGGGCTGCGCCTACGGGCGGCGCGGGTGGACAGGGCTCGGGCGCCTACCTCGGTGGCGCGGGCGGTGGAGCAGCTGCGCCTTCTCCGGTCGTGCGTGCTGCTGGTCACTGGTATCAGGGCCGGTACGGTGCCACGGCGTTCAACGGTGGCGGCGGCGGCGGGTCGGGTGGGTGCATCGTGAACACGGACGCGCCTGTCTCGGGTCGTGGCGGCGGCGGTGCTGGGATCGTGTGGCTGGCAGCTGCCACGCTGGCCAACAGCGGCACGATCAGCGCGAACGGCGGCGCAGGCGAGAACGCGAGCGGCACGGCTACCCTCGGCGGCGCAGGTGGCGGCGGCGGCGGCGCTGGTGGCATCGTCTGGCTGATCACCAACACGCCGGCTGGACAGTGCGGGACCGTCACTGCGAACGGCGGCACGGGTGGCACGGGCATCGGGTCCGGCACTACCGGATCGACCGGCACCGCTGGCTCTGTCTGTCTCGTCAGCTTCGGAGGCTAAGCCATGCAGGATCTTCTGATCGTCCCGCCGACGTGGAGCGCCTCTGAGGCGACCGCGCTCGCCGTCTCCGAGTGCTGCGTGGCGTACCTCGTGGGCATCCCGCCCGTGTACGCCATGCAGGCCGACGCACAGGGATGGACTGTCCCGTGCGTCGTGACCGAGGATGCTGACGGGTCGATCAGCGCATGGCGGGCGGTCTAATGCCGGCGGTCAATCTCGCGATCCTGCCTGGGATCCCGTATGTGTATAGCGGGACGACGCCATCCACGATCAACACATGCCAGCTGGTCACGCTGCCGCCTGTGTCCGGCGTCAACATCGTGATCCACAATCGGGACAAGGCCTCGAAGGCGCTACGCGTGTCCTTCGCCTCGGCGCTGACGCAAGACGGCGCGGCGCCGAGCCTGTTTTTCACCATCACCGACAGCATCCAGATCAAGACAGACACGAGCGCAGCGTCGGGCTTCCAGCTCGCCAGCACGCTCGCGCTGTTCTCGGACTCGGCGTCCGTGAACTACGAGATCCTGTTCATCCCGACGTGACGTGTCCCGCGCCGGGTGATGTGGTCGAGGTCGAGCCGGGTACGGCGGCGATCCTCCGCGACTGCGACATCCCTGCGGGCGTCACCTTCCGCACCTACTATGGAGATACGATGGAGCCAGTAGCCGAGCCCGAGATGCCGCCTACCGAGCCGGTCGAGGCTCCTACCTCTCCTGCGTCTGAGGCTCCGACGGACCTTCCGGTAGGCACTCCTGTTCTCCTGTCGGAGTCACAGGCGCAGGCTCTCTCGCCCTCCGACACGCTCGACGTGTCGCAGGTGCAGGCGCTCGCAGGCGGCGACCCGATGATCATGCTCGCCGTCCTGCTCGTCATGGTGCTTGGTGGCGGCGCCGGCTGGAAGTTCTGGACGCAGTATTCGGAACAGAAGCACCAGCAGGCGCTGGAGCGGCTGCGCCTCGAGCGTGACATGGCAGGACAGGGAGGCGCGTCACCGCCTCCATGTCAGACAGCGCACGCTGAGCTCGAGCGCAAACTGGCGGCGCTCGACAAGCGCCACAGCGACCTTGCCAAGAAGGTCGGCCTGATGATCCGGGCCGACTCTCCTGGCGTTGAGGAGCTGGATGATCGACTCGTCAAGGTCGAGAAGCAGATCAAGGCGCTGGCGCGGGAGCGCTGATCTCGACCTCGACCGTGTGGATGATCTGCTCGCAGGACACGCACCGCCTACGCCGGACGACGTAGACGGTAGCCTCCTGCGTCACCCGCTTCGCCATGCGCCGCCGCGCGGGCGAGAGGTCCGCAGGGTGCATCGTCTGGATGACGTGCAGGACGCCACCGCATCGTGTGCATGTCATAGATCACCATCGTCTTTGAGCAGCTCCCGAGCATAGACCGCCAGCTGCGCTCGCTCGTGGGGTTCCCCGAAGCACACGCTGTCGAGGAACATGCGGCGGGCCTCGCCGGCCTCGAGCTCCTGCATCCTCGCGCGCATGGCCGAGAGCTCCTGACCCAGCCGATCGGCTTCGGCACGCGCCCACGTATGAGCCTCGCGCATCTGCCGGTTCTCGGCGCGAACCGCCTCGAGCGCACGGAGGCCGTCGTCCATGACCTCGGCGGGTGTGATCACGGCGACACCGCCAGCCGCACGCCAAGCGAGTTTTCGAAGGGCAGACTGTGCGCGGTCGATCTGCGGGCAGGTATGACCGGGTGGCTTCATGGCGCCGCCTCCAGCGCAGCGACGAGGGCTTCGGCTTCGCTATCCGCTATTGACTCGATGTAGCTACCGCCGCCTTCGTGCGGCACGTTCAGGCTCCAGTCCTCCTCGGACTCGTCCCACATGGCAAAGCACGTGGAGCAGTCGTAGGCTTCCCGCACCAGCGCCAGCACGCATCCGAGCGTGGCAGGATCGCGGAGATCCGGCACGTCCACGTCGCTGGACCAGCGCCATAGGAGCGAGGCATCCCACGTCCGGCCATGCATGTCGAGCATGCCGCGCATGGGGCGGAAGCCCTTGCACGCGACGAGGCGCTTCCCGAGCGCGGTCGCTTCTTCTTCGGTCATGCCTTCTCCTCGCGGCGGTGTTCGCCGCGCTCGATCTCTTGCGCGATCCATCCCATAAGGACCATCTGCGGGTAAATGCGATCCTCCTGCAACGCGTCGCGCTTGATCCACGCCACCACGGCGGCGCGCTCCTCAACCATACTTCTGCGCGCGCCCTCCATGATCGCTTCGACTACGAACATCGCTTCCTCGTCTGGCACGCATGTGACGACGAGGTAGCCGTTCCACTTGACAGCGGAACGCTCATGGCAACCTTCACCGCACGCGCACGTTTGACGCTTCGGTACTTCGATCATGCTGTAGCCTCCCAGCAGTACTCGACGGTACGCGCGAACTGTCCCGACGCTCGACGCCAGCGCCGCTCGTCCTCGTGACGCGCGACGATGCCGCGCTCCGATAGTCCGTGCATGACCGCACGCACTTTGCGCTCATCCCAGTTGAGCGAGCGACCGATCAGCGTCGAGGAGGCGGTGCCGCGCTCGGCGAGGAGCAGGAGCACACGACCCTCCGCGATGTCTCGGCGCTCGTATGCACGCCGCTTTACCGCCATCGGACACCTCGACGCTCCACGATCCGCACGCCATCGATGATCTCGCCAGCCTCCAGCGCCTTCTCGAGCGCGGTCTTACTCGCCTCGACGCGCACCCGCTGGTACGCAGCGGGCAGCTCGTGCGCCTCGACAGACACCTCGATGCTCTTGGACGTGGCCAGCCACGCCGTAAACATCGGCGCCTTCACCTTCGGATCCTCGCCCAGCGCCTCACGCGCTGCGAGCAGTTCGGAGGCCAGCGCCTTCACGCGCTCGGCCTGCCCGTCGAGGTAGCGTCGGCGCCGAGCCAGCGTCTGCTCGAGGTCGCGCAAAGTCTGCGCCTCTGCGTCGAGGCGCTTTACGACCGCCCAATAGGCGGTCAACTTGTCTTCACTCTGACCGAGCCACGCTGTGAGCGCCTCGGACATCGCTTCCACGTCCGCGCCCTCAGGGGCGTCAAGCATGGCGACCAGTGCGCCGGCATGCTGGAGGAGTTCGGGGCCGGTCATGGCGCCGCCTTGTGTCGCTTCTTAGACGCGACTTGCCCGACGTAGCGAGCGACCGTCGATACATCTACGTCGTAGTAGCGAGCAGCTCTATAGTTCGCGAGTCCGGGGCTGGTGCCTGTACGGATCATCTTCCGCGCGAACGACACTGCGGCAAACACGCTCTTGTCTCCGATGTAGTCATGGTCATACATGCGCGCCAACCCATCCCTATGGGCCTGTTCGTCCTCTTCTTCCTGCTTGCGCTTCAAGATTTCGGCCTCTATGGCGAGATGTGCCGCTTCTTGCGCGCGCTTCCGGTAGGCTTCAAGCGAAGCCCGGCGTGTTTGCTTCTGCGCCTCTGACCGATTGACACGCGTTGCGTCAAGCTCTGCCTGCAACTCAGATAGTTCCTCGGCAGTGTAGTACCAACGACGCTCACGCAACTCGCCGACGCCGCGCTTCTTGCCGAGCGACATGAGGTGACTGTTTTGTGTGGTGTATTCTCGATCCATACGATGCCTCCTCAGTACGGGATCTCTTCGTCGGGACCGACGGGCATGGTGGGCTCAACGACCGCCATGCGCTCTTGCTTTCGGGGACCGCGCGGAGGCCAGATCACGCCGTCGCAGGACTTGTCGCGACACTTGTAGTCGGGAGCCTTCGGGTTCGTCTTCGGCTTCTCGGGCGTGCCACGGTTGTCCCACATCTTGTTTCCGCACTTCGGGCAGGGCGGGTCGCCGTCCTGTCCGCTGGCCGTCTGCGTGTACGTCGTCGCGCTGCCCGGGAAGGTCTTCTCGACCTGCGCCACAGCGCGCTCGAGCGCCGGGGAGGGCTTGGGCTCCTGATAGGCGGGGACGTGCGCCGAGGACATCGCGGCGGCGCCATCGTCGTCCTCGGTGGAGAGGCCCACAACGGAGGACAGCGAGTACCTGCGGAGGTAGGTCAAAGCACTGCCCACGCTGGGGGCGTCGTGCTTCGCCATGCGCACGCCAGCGGTGGACTGCAGGTACTCGCCCGAGCTGTGGATGAGGAGCGTCGTCAGCGTGACCACGTCTCCCTCGAGGCCCGCGTGCTGTGACACGGCCAGCCCGTGCTTGGCCAGCGGGGCACGGGCGGCTTCCCAGCACGACGCGAGGTCCGCATAGCGGGACTTGAAGTGCGGGTTGACCGCCTCGCGCTTGACCGGCGCGAGGTCCGATTGGGCGGCGCACAGCGCCTTGGCCAGTTCACCGAGGGTCGAAGATGCGAAGACAGACATACTTACTCCTGTGTTGCGGACGGGATGGAACGAAGGGCTGGCTCGGGTTCGAGCCAACTGAGGATGGCGACGGCAAACGCCGCGCCGACGATGAGACTACCGATGATGTCGCGGATCATAGATGCTCCTACAGGGATGAAAGGATGTTGGGATCAGTGACGAAGGCGACGACTTCGACGCCCTCGTGGATAGGCCACGCGGCCCAGTACGTGACGGGTGTGCGTCCATAGACGGCATCGCGTGGGGCTACCTGCGCGAGATGCCGCCCGAGGTCATGGTGGGCGCCGATCTCGACGTGGTTCAGCGTCCTCGAAGCGCGCAGCGTCCAATCGCCACGGGCCTCGCGGTCCATGCGCAGGGCGAGGTCGATCAGGGCGTCGAGCTGCTCGGGAGTGATGTCGTCCTCCGTTGGCGTCGTGACCATGCGGACGTGAACGCCCCGGTCGTACCAGCTGACCACGTGCGGGGAGACTGACGCGCCCTCGGGGAAGGGCGCCGCTCCAAACAGCACGAGCCTGCCCGGGTGGACGATTGATCCAGTGGCGCGCAGGAGTGCCGACGCGTCGAGAGCGATGTTGAGGATGGGGTGCCAAGGTGTCATGCACTACATGTATGCGGTGCGGAGGTAGATCGTCAACGTGCGTTGACTTCTTTTTGTTTCCGAGGTACAGGTATGGCATGGAACCGAGAGACACCATTCTTCGCCTCGCGGCGGCCCATAACGTCAGTCGGCGCGCCGTCTTGCGCGGCTTCAACGACCATACTGGACGTGAGTCCCGTGCGCGCGTTCACTACTACTATAGCGGCGAGCGGTCGCCTGATCCCGAGGGCGCGGCGGTGCTGTGCGCGGTCCTCGGCTTGTCGGCGCCCGAGTGTCTCGAGCTCTACGAGGCGTGCGGCATCCCGACGCCCGATCCTGTCTGGGAGGCGGTACATGGACAGCGATAGCGATCTCCTACTCCTCGATCAGCGGTGGCACGCCATTAGGCTCGAGATCGACAAGTGGCGCGCACGCATGCGCGATCGGTACGCCGACGACCGCACGCAAGAGTGGTGGTGCAATCAGGTACACCTGGCGCGCTCCGAGGAGCGTCGGCGCGTCATCGAGTACCTCAGGGCACGCGGACACCTGTCGCTTGCGGCGGGCATCCTCGCGGGCGATCACGAGGAGGAGCCATGACGACCATCCTCGGCATTGACCCCGGCCTCGATGGGGCGCTCGTCGTGATCGCGCATGGGCGCGTCGTGGAGCAGTGCTGTACGCGTGACCTCTGCCCTGACGGCTACGTGCCTGAGCAGATGGACGGGCTGGTAGGCCAGTGGTGCGCCGATCACGGCGTCACCGTGGCCGTGCTGGAGCGCGTGGCGTCTCGGCCGGGGCAAGGTGTCGCGTCGATGTTCCGGATGGGGTACGGCGTCGGCCTATGGCGCGGGATCCTCGCGGGGCGTGTGCCGCACGTCATCGAGCCTACGCCGCAGTCCTGGCAGCGGGTGATCCTGCGCGACATCCCCGGCGAGGGCAAAGCACGATCGATCGCTCGAGCGGCGCAGCTGCCCGGGTTGGACCTGACGCCGGGGCGGCGCCGCAAAGCCCACGACGGCCTCGCGGACGCCGCGTGTCTGGCGCTGTATGGGGCGGCGCTCTAACTTTTTTCATCCTGCTCCTTGCACTCGATACATGGTGCGTTATTCAAGGTGTGTCGGGCGGCGATGAAGCCGACGACGAGAAGGAGCAACACCATGAAGATCTTCCACGACATCGCCCCGGCCGAAGACACCTTCGCGGACGACGGCGGCTACCTCATGCGTGAGCATCAGCCGACGCTGCGCGGCTGCGAGACGATCTACGTCGTCTACGATCACGAAACGGCGATCGACTGCGGCTACTCGGACGAGTACCTCGCAGCGACCGAGGCGAACGGCTTCCGCAACTTCCGCGTGCGCGCATGAGTCACGGTGGACCTCGTGCCGGCGCTGGCCGGCCTCGGACGTGGACAACGAAGCCTGTCGCACGTACCCTCCGCATGTCGGAGGAAGCGTGGGCTACCCTCGACGCGCTGACGATCGTGCTGGGGTCCAGCACGTCGCAGGCGGCAGCTGCCGCGATCATGATCGCCGCAGAGGACATCGGCTTGCGGCGTAAGCTGGCGGAGGCTGCCGAAGCGTAGTACTCTACTCACGTCCTCGTCGGACACCGGGTAGCTCCCGGTAAGCGAGGGGGGCGCGGAGATCCCGCGCCTCCCTCGCGTCTTCCCCGACGAGCGGCAGACGAGAGACATGGACATGCTGTACGAGGCGCTCAGGTGCGCCAGTGTCGGACTACGCGTCATTCCGCTCTACGAGGTCACAGATGACCTTGAGTGTACCTGCTGGCGCCGCGAGCAGTGCAAGCAGCCGGGTAAGCATCCTCGCGTGGATGTGTGGCAGGAGAAGGCCACGACCGACGAGGCGACCATCCGAGAATGGTGGGGGCAGTGGCCGAAGGCTGGCCTCGGCATGGCGACTGGTCGTGCGTCGGGCGTGTGGGTGCTCGACCTCGACGGAGAGGAGGCGATTGCCTGGTACGCGGAGAAGATCCGCGCGCACGGACGCGCTCCGACAAAGGGCGCGGTGACTGGGCGAGGGCGTCATCTGTACTGGGCATTCCCTCAGTCAGTCGAGATCCGCAACATGCAGAGCGTGGACAAGCAAAAGGTAGACGTTCGCGGAGACGGCGGGTTCGTCGTCATGCCGCCGACACGCCATTATTCGGGTCGTCACTACGAGTGGCGCGATCAGGTGCCCTATCAGATTGCGCCTGCCGTACCGCCTGACTGGCTTGTGGAGCTCGTCAAACATCGACCGCCTCCTACTCCTCCGAAGATCGTGACCATCCCGTCGAGGATACCGTGGACCGCGAAGGCTGCCGACGACGAGATGGCGCGGCGCCTGCGCCTTGAGCCTGCTGCTCGTCAGATGCTTGCGGAGCGCCTCGGCGTCGTCACGGAGCAGCACGCGCGCAAGGTCAAGTGTCCTCAGTGTGGCGATCGGTCAGTATGGTGGATGATCCACGGCACCGGCTACGCGAAGTGCTCCCACCTCAACTCCTGCGGCTGGCTCGGGCCGCTTCACTCTCTCCTCGGATGATCATCATGGACAACGAACAGATCCTCACGCGCGACCAGTTCCGTGCTGCTCTCGGCATCGCAGCCCCACCCGAGGAGGATCCGATTGATCTCGGGCTGGAGTACTCTCCTCCTCGTGTGGTCAATGGCGTCATCATTCCGCGCAAGCCGCGCACGACGCTCCGCAATCTGGACCGCATCCTCCGAGGCGATCCGATGTTTGCTGGCACGCTCCGATGGAACGAGCTCAAGCAAGCCGTCATGTGGCGCGGCGTGGCGTTGCAGGACCATCACATCACGGAGCTGCGCCTCGCCATTGTGGAGCGGCATGATGTCGAGTTTAACGAGAAGCCCACCTACGAAGGGCTGTCGCTGGTCGCGCGCGAGAACTCCTACCATCCCGTGCGCGACTGGCTGGACACCCTGGAGTGGGACGGGATCGAGCGCCTCGACGGCTGGCTTCATCGCTGGTGCGGCGCCGACGACACCCGCCTCCACCGGGCCTACGGGCGCAAGACGCTGATCGCGGCAGCGCGGCGCGTCTACGAACCCGGGTGCAAGGTGGACACGGTGCTGACGCTCCACGGCGGGCAGGGCGTCCGAAAGTCCACGCTCATCGAGACGCTCGCGCACACGTCCGCATGGTTCTCCTGCGGGAAGATCGACTGGTCGAGCAAAGAGGGCGCGATCGTGCTGAACGGCGTGTGGCTCTACGAGATCGCGGAGCTTGCAGGGAAGCGCAAGGCCGAGCAGGAGACCGTGAAGGGCTTCATCACGACCGCCACGGACAAGTACCGGCCTCCCTACGGGCGCACGATCGCGGAGGTGCCGAGGTCGAGTGTCTTCTTCGCCTCGACCAACGAGGACACGCCGCTCCACGACCCGACAGGCAACCGCCGATGGTGGATCGTGCCTGTGCGCGCTTCAAGGATCGATCTCGTGAAGGAGGAGCACGAGCAGGTATGGGCTGAGGCTGTCCACGCGTATCGGCAGGACGAGCCGCACTACTTGGACGAAGAGCTGGAGGCGATGCGCGAGGCGTCCAACGAAGTATTTGAGGAGCAGGATCCGCTCCTTCCGCGCCTCGCTGAGTACGCTCGAGGACGCCAGTGGTTCACCGTCGGCGACTTCTGGGTGGCGGAAGACCTGCCGCTGAGTCAGCTGACGGGCGGCATCGCCACCCGGATCGGCCACATGATGAAGCGCCTCGGATCGCACGACCGGCACGAGCGGCACATTGGAGGCGTCAAGGTCCGAGGCTACCTGCTCCGGTAGCAGGCTCCTGCTGTCCCACCCTTCTGTCCCACCTTTCGGGAGCAGGGTGGGACAGGTAGGAGTACGGTAGAACCTGCTCTTTCGTCTATCTGTCCCACCTTTTTGTATGTTCTTCTATAAAGAGTACATGACATACATACATATAAGTACGCAGACACGCTTTCGAGGTGGGAAGGGTGGGACAGCGACCGGAAGCGTGAACGTTCGAATGATCGAGACAGCAGGTAGTACCTGCTCAACCAACGGGAAGCCCGGACACTCCGGGCTGTCCCACCTTTCCGCCGAAGGTGGGACAGACATCAACAGGCGAGGAGAAGACATGGCCGAGCGATACCGCATCCATCAGGTGATCCCTGCCGTCCCCGGCACCCGCATGCTCGTTCGCTACACCTCGGAGGGACCGAACCTCTACGAGTACGTCGAGCAACCTGTCATCCTGTTT